GCAACTTCCAAGTAGGCACCTCTTCTCGTCCACATTGGGGTCTCCATCACTACATTAAGGTCTAATGGAGCAACCCATTGTTGACGTTCAACACACCATCGCCAGGACCTTTTGAGAAAAGTAATCTCTGTGAGACCCTTTAACTCATCAGTAATCTCAGTCTTATCAGCACTGGTATAATCATATCCTAGCTCTTTTACAACATCAGCGAAAGTTCTTTCAGTGCACCTTGTCTTATATTCTTCTGACACGGCACATATGTTATCATCTCCTAACACAACGGGACACAAATGCTTATCCATCTCTGGAAGAGCCATGGGACTACCGTTGTTTATAACGAGCCAAAAATAGTTGAACAAGATCAAGTTGATCAAACAATTCATGTGTGTTGTCATAGGATGACCACTTGCCATACCAAACTTCCACATCTCCAAAATTGGACCACGAGCATGAAGCGTTCGTGCATTGTTCATTATAATAGTGCGTAACACGCCTTTATATTGATCAGATGCTTCTCCATACCATGCAAGTACAATGTCACACACTGCACGGATCATGGGTTCCATATGGCTAGTATCAAAACCTTTGAAATCACCACACATCATATTCTTTGCTTTAGAAACACGCTGGAGCATCATAGTCAGAGTTGGCCAGTCTTTATAGGGGTTTAATCCTATTGCTGTACCAGCTCTTATTCCAGCCTCATTCATCCACAAAGCGAAAGATCCTAAGAAAATTCTTGTTATGACCGTGTTTTGCAAACAAGATGCAGACACAAGCCTTGGTTTTCTTTCCTTACTGATCTTCCTCAATTCGGACTTGAGAGTATCGGTATATATCCAGATTGGCTCACCACCACCTGTTAATATGTCGATATCCTTCTGGACCACAGCTTTAAAATCATTAAAGTATTTATGTGGTACCAGATCTCCTTCCAAATCGAACATGAAAATATCCTTCTTTGTTATACCTTCTGCATTCCAAGGATAGCCTGCAGAAGTGTTAGGATCAAGCCTTCGTAACCCAGTCTCTTCTAAGCCGCTAATCGCTTCCTTCAATGACAGTGGTGTTCGACGATAGTTCGTACTCAAATTCAAAAACTTTGACGACATATGTTCGACAACTGCTTGAAGGTATCGCAAATTAACGTT